TAATATCCATGAATTGATTGACAAGTAAAAACAATTGGTGCAGATTTCCGGAGAAAATGCGAGTAATTCTAAGAAAAACTTTATTTTATAGAGGGAGGTGCTGAAAATGGCAAATCAAATGGAATTGTCGTTAAAGGCTTTGCGAGTTAACGCAGGTATGACACAACAAGACGTTGCTGATAAATTAGGTGTTAAACGACAAACTGTAGCGAAATGGGAAAATGGCGAAGTAAAACCTAAAGAATTAGTAATTTATGCTTTAGCTTATTTATATAAAGTTGATATCGACAATATCCGTGTTCCTACATCGGCATGATTTAACTTTAAGTTAAAAATAGGGGGTGAAATATTGTTGAATCAACAACTTAACGTAACTATTTCAGTTCCAATACCAGAAGAATATGTTCTTATTAAAAAAATAGAACTTAAAGAGTTGCAACAAGAACGCTTAACAGGTGTTTATTGGTCAATGAAAGATTTAGAAAAACGGATTAACAAAAGTAGACCGTGGATTTTAGAAAATATTTTATATGAACCTCGTTTCAGAAAAATGCTAGATTCCAAAAATGGCGGGCCTGTTTACTATCCTCAATCACAAGGTGAGAATTGGAGTTTTCATGCGACAAAAATGGCAGAGTTTTTGGATAAAAATTTTTCAAGAATATTCAATTAAAAGGAGTTGACTGCAAATGCTCCCGATTATCACTATTTTTACCATTATCTTTTTCGTAATTATCACGATCGGTTTAGTAACTGAAGGAGGTGATGAGGTATGACCACTGGTGAAATGCTTCAATACACGAATCGATTGAAAGAAATCATCCATTCAAATGCTCCGCAGTTTATCAAAGATCGCAGGCTTGCCAATCTGATGACCGATCTGGAGCAAGCCTACAATATTCCAACTCTGCGGGATCAAGAGTTTGAGAAAGAAAATCCGTTCGTGATGCAGCTGTATCGTACGATTTCGGAAGCAAGAGATATATGAGGGGGGTGATGAATATTGAAATCCGGCAAGCGGCCAACCAGAAAAGAGAAAATGACAATGATCAAGTATCATCTGAACCCAAACAACTGGTTGGTATCGAAGCGAAACGGTGGCATGTTGATGCTGGTTCACAGATACACAAATAGCGTTAGACAAATACCGAAAGATTGAAAGGAGGTGGACAAACAATGAACGTCCTTGAACAAGATCGAAAGTTGGCAGAGAAGATATGGAAATTTGGCTGCACTTGCTTGGATAAAGCTAGGGTAGAGTATATCAATAGTCGTTTTGATGTGGCTGAGCAGTGGGCAAAAGAGTTCATTCGCTGCAAAAGCGATTTGGACGAGCTCATCAAACGGAAAAAGGTTCACGATCAACTCGTTGAGATTGCTCAGATGATGGAGGAACTTGGAATTGATGTGATCAACACAGCACAAAAAAAGTCTCACTCTGCCAAGTGAGACAAGCTAAGAAAAACAATCCTATCGTGATTTTATCACAAAAAGAGAAAAAAGAGAAACAGGAGGAATAAAAACAATGAATATTACTGTTGAAATCAAAGCGCCTGATTTAGTGAACGCGATACAAGCACTTGCTCATGCGATTAATAAAAATCCTGGCTCAGCTACAGCCATTACTTCTAATATTGAATCTATTCAACCAACCCAGCAAGGGCAACTAGCACTAGATGCACAAGCCGTTCCAAGCGCAGTGCCTACAGCTGCGCCAACGCAACAACCAACACAACAAACTGAACAACCAGTACAACAACCAACACTGCAGGAACAACCGCAAGCTGTGCCGACATCAGCGCCAAGCTACACACTTGATCAGCTTGCAGTAGCAGCAACACAACTTGTTGATGCCGGCAGACGTGAAGAATTGGTTCAACTGCTCGCTTCATTCGGTGTACAAGCTTTGACCGCACTTCCAAAAGAGCAATACGGGGCGTTTGCAACAAAACTGCGTGAAATGGGTGCAAAGATATGAGTCATGCTGAACGTGATCACGCTTTGCTTTCCGCCAGCGGAGCCCATCGCTGGCTGGTTTGTACACCATCTGTAAGGCTTGAAGAGCAGTTTCCGGATACAACGAGCGAATACGCCAAAGAAGGGACACTGGCTCATGAGATCGCCGAGTTAAAGCTGAGAAAGTATTTTGTTGAGCCAATGAGCCAACGCTCTTTTACCATGCGGCTAAATAAATTCAAAAAACACGAATTGTTCCAGGATGAAATGTTGAAACATACAGACACATATCTTGAATACTTGCAATCTATTACACTCAGCTTTTCTTCCAAGCCATATGTAGCAGTTGAAAAAAGGGTAGATTACAGCGCATATGCACCGGAAGGTTTCGGAACTTGTGACTGCATCATCATTCACGGGGAAGACCTTTACGTCACCGACTTCAAATATGGGAAAGGTGTGCCGGTATCAGCCGAAAACAACCCGCAGATGAAACTGTACGCATTAGGCGCATACCTGGAATACAGTCTGTTGTATCCCATCAAACAGGTTCATCTGGCCATTGTGCAACCGAGACTAGACAGCATTTCCGAATGGTCGCTTTCGATCGATGAGCTGCTTGCTTGGGGTGAAGAAATCAAACCAATTGCCCAAAAAGCTTTCAACGGCGAAGGGGAGTTTGTTCCTGGCGAACATTGCAAGTTCTGCCGGGCAAAAGCGCAATGCCGAGCAAGGGCTGAACAGTACACAGCGCTTGAAGATTTCAAGATGATGAAACCGCCTCTCATCAGCAATGAGGAAGTCGGTGCCATCCTAGAAAAAGCGATTGCGATAGAAGCATGGGTAAAAGACTTGAAAGAATATGCCCTGGCTGAAAGTTTGAAAGGAAACGAGATCCCAGGATGGAAAGCTGTTGAAGGTCGCAGTGTGCGACAGTTCACAGACATGGACAAAGCATTCGAACACTTGAAGCAAAACGGCATTGATGAAGCTATGCTTTATGAACGTGTGCCTTTGACTGTTTCTAAACTCGAAAAACAGCTTGGGAAAAAAGAGTTTCGCAGCTTAGTAGAGGAAGCGGGTTTTGTGGAAAAATCGCCTGGAAAACCTACACTTGCTCCGATATCGGACAAGCGTCAGGCTATCACTGCTACACCTGATGCGGCGAGTGATTTCGGGGGGCAAGAAGGAGGTGTGAGCGAATGAAAGTGGCTTTGACAATTGAAGAAAATCTCAGATATCAATCAGAAATTGTAATTGAACAGCCAGAATCGATGTCTGATCAGGAGCTAAATTCAATTCTTGATAAAGTGGAACGTTTATGTAGAGATGAAAGCGCCAAAGATGTCGCTTACGTATTAAGCTCGAAATTCGGGATAAAAGTTCATAGTGTTTCTACTGGTTTTCCGGGTAGTCCTAATGATTCAGAACTTGAAATTATAGATGTTTCTAATGTTAACGAAGCAAAATAAAACAATCAAAAAGGAGAAGTGATAATATGGCAAATCAAAATCCAACTCGTGTTGTAACTGGAGAAGTACGTTTTTCATACGTGAATTTATTGAAACCTCGTGCAAGCCAATTCGGTGGAGAAGAAAAATTCAGCGTCACAATTCTTGTTCCGAAATCTGATATCGCTACAAAGCAAGCTATTGACGCAGCGATTGAAGCAGCAAAAGAGATTGGCAAAAAAGAAAAATGGAACGGGGTTATACCTCCTGTTCTAGCTATCCCCATTCATGACGGTGATGGAGTACGCCCATCGGACGGCATGCCGTTCGGAGAAGAATGCAAAGGGCATTGGGTATTTACAGCAACATCGAAAGCCGATCAGCCGCCTAAAATTGTCGATATTAACTTGAATCCGATTCTTGACCCAACTGAGGTTTACAGCGGTATGTATGGGCGGATTGCAGTCAATTTCGCTCCTTACAACAGCGCCGGGAAAAAAGGGATCGGCGTGTATATCAGCACAAACGTTCAAAAAACAAGAGATGGTGAGCCGTTAGGAGCATCTGCACCAGCTGCGGAAGCTGATTTCGGCACTCCAGTTCAGCCTAATATTGATCACCAAATGCCGAAAGGTATGCAACAACCACAACAAACATATCAACCTCAAACACCGTATGAACAGCAGCCACAACAGTCTTATGGGCAACAACCACAACAACCGCAACAATTTGACCCGATCACGGGGCAGCCTATTAATGGTGGAGTGTACGGTATATGATCCGTACGCTCAACATCGACATTGAGACATTTTCTACAGTGGATATCCAAGAATCAGGGCTCTACAAATATGTTCAGAGCCCTGACTTTGAAATATTATTATTCGCTTATTCGGTTAATGGCGATGCAACCCAAATAGTTGACCTGGCGCAAGGGGAGCAAATTCCACATGAAATTATTACAGCGCTAGGCGATCCAAACGTTACAAAACATGCTTATAATGCGGCGTTTGAATGGTACTGTCTTAGCAAATTTTTTCATACACCGATTGAACAATGGCGCTGCACCATGATTCACGGTCTTTATTGCGGGTTTACTGCTGGGTTAGGCGTAACAGCTAAAGTGCTTGGTTTGCCGCAAGACAAACAAAAAATGTCCATTGGATCAGCGCTTATCAAATTGTTTTGTACGCCTACTACCCCCAACAAGAAAAACGGCGGAAGAACAAGAACATTGCCGCACCATGAGCCGGAGAAATGGGAACTTTTCAAAGAATACTGCCGGCAAGATGTAGAGGTAGAAAAAGAGATCGAGCGCCGATTGTCCAATTTCCCCGTGCCAGAGCAGGAACAGCGATTATGGCAATTGGATCAGCTGATCAATGCGTTTGGCGTGAAAATTGATCAAGACATGGTCGATAGCGCTTTGTATGTGGACGAAACAGTTAGAGGTCAGCTAATGAAAGAAGCTGCTGCTATCACCGGGCTTGAAAATCCCAATAGCGCACAGCAAATGATGGGATGGCTCAAAAGCCACGGGGTTGAGACGGACAATCTGCAAAAAAGCACAGTTTCAAAACTTGTGAAAGACACAAACGGTGATATTAAACGAGCGTTAGAGATCCGTCAAGAGCTCTCTAAAACAAGTGTGAAAAAGTACCAAGCCATGCAAAAAGCAGTTTGTGAAGACGGTCGTGTGAGAGGTCTGTTACAGTTTTACGGTGCCAACCGTACCGGTAGGTGGGCTGGTCGGCTTGTACAAGTACAAAACCTTCCGCGCAATTACTTAGAAACACTTGCACATGCTAGAGGGTTGGTCAAATCCCGAAAAATAGATGCGTTGAAGCTGGTTTATGGGAGTGTATTTGATACGCTTTCCCAACTCATACGAACAGCATTTGTTCCAAGTGAGGGTCATCTGTTTGTTATATCTGACTTTTCAGCGATTGAAGCCCGGGTAATCGCATGGCTAGCCGGCGAGCAATGGAGGCTGGACGTTTTCAACACTCACGGCAAAATTTATGAAGCTTCTGCGTCTCAAATGTTTGGTGTTCCGATCGAATTAATCAAGAAAGGGAATCCCGAATATGAATTGCGCCAAAAAGGAAAAGTTGCAGAACTTGCGTTAGGTTACCAGGGAGGAAAGGGCGCACTGATTCAGATGGGTGCGTTAGACATGGGGTTGACAGAAGAAGAGCTGCCGGACATTGTGAGACGTTGGCGATCCTCAAATAAACGCATTGTTGATTTATGGTACAGCTTAGAAAACGCCGCATTGTCCGTCATGAGAACGGGGCAACCGGCAGGGGTAAAAGGGTTAATTCTCGCAAGAGAAAGCGACATTGTGAACGGTTTAGACTTTTTAACGATTACCCTTCCGAGCGGACGAAAACTTTTTTACGCCAAACCGTTTCTTGCTGATAACGAATTCGGAAAAGAAGCGCTTTACTATTACGGCTTGAATCAGACTACGAAAAAGTGGGAACGGGTGTCAACATACGGTGGGAAATTAGTGGAAAATGTCGTTCAGGCGATTTCCAGAGATTGCTTGGCTGAAAGTTTGAAACGGCTACATCTGGCAGGTTTTCAAGTGGTCATGCACATTCATGATGAAGTTGTACTAGATGTACCGAAAGAAAAAGCTGATCTTGATAAGATCGCAGCCATCATGAGCGAACCGATTGAATGGGCGCCTGGTCTCCCATTGAAGGCGGAAGGGTTTATTTCAGAATTTTACAAAAAGGATTGATGTGCAAATGTTGACATATGAAACGTTCATGAAACACGCGGATAAGGTCATCAAAACAGCTAGCGAAAGTAAACCCGAATTACATGGCGTATATCACCATAAAGACGGTTCGCTAGTTGTGACCGATAGTTTTCGTTTGTACAAAGTGTTCGGAATTGAACATGATAAAAATCCCAACTCCATCTACACACCCGCCGGGAAAAAGATTGATAAGCCTTACCCGAACACAGACCGGTTGGTGCAAATTCCGGAGAACAGTGAATCTTTCACTTTTGAAACCAAAGAAATGTTACAAGCGGTTGATGTTGTCACTTGCGCTCCAACAGCTTTAGGAGAAACACCGATTATACGTTTTAAAGAACACGAAATGATGTGCCAATTCAACGGCTTTGATCGGGCTTTTTATAAACTTCCTACAAAATTTAAAGAGAGGTTTGTTTTAAACGGTCAGTTTTTACTGGACGCATTGAAACTGCTCAAGGCAGCGAAATGCAAAGAATTTTCGCTTTTATTTACGGGACGCTTAAGACCGATCTTTTTGGTAGCAGACAACATCACAATCCTGATCATGCCTATACGAATCCATTGAAAGGCGGTGTTTGTTGTGAAAATCGTAAAAGGCAGTTTTGAAAAATTGAAGCCTGAAATGAAGTTGTTTCAAGCGGATGTTAAACAAAAAATCAAAGACCTTTCCGAAATCAAGAAAGAAAAAGGGTGTCTAAACGAACAAGAAATTGAAAAACTAAGAGAATTAGAAAAACTAGAAAGGCTTTACAATCCTTCAAAAGTGCTGCCAGTACAGCTTGAAAGTACTTCCCTTGTTGTTGATTACAAACTGTTTACCAAGTTTCTAAAGAAAATCGAAAAACTGCCGCATGAAATCAACATCGAAAACGATTGCTTAATAGTTAAATATCGAACCGGTCAACATTCATCAGGGCGCTTGGAGCTACACGATCTATCAAACTATTATCTTCATTTTCAACAGATACCTGTTGCGTATTTGCCGATTGCGGAGGTGAAAGAAGCATGATTCAAACGATTACGAAATATGGAAAGTCTAAACAAGAACTAGTGAAACAGTGCCGTGAGCTGGAAAAACGGGGGTTTGATTATGTTGCTCCAATAGCCAAAATCAAACGGCACCGGAAACTTTGGAAAAACCCAAACGGAAAATATCACTGTTATCGGCGTGACTATATGGGGGTAACCGAAGGGGAAGTCTATTTCGTGAAAATGAGAAGGGAAGTTTGAGAATGATGGGTAAGGCAAAAATCTCACCGTACCGATTGGAGGAAATCCGTTTTGGTAGAAGAGACTACCAAGACGGGTGGAAACCGGAGTTGAAAGAGTACAAGTTAACTCCGGAAGAACTTGAACAATATAAAGCTGGTAAATCTATCGATGATATTTTGAAAGAAAGGAATGAAAAGCAAGTGGCACCGGCAAAGCAAAAAGTAAAGCTAACGGAAGAAAAATACAACGAGCTGCGAGAACAAGGGCTGTCCAACAAAAAGATAGCGGAAATGTTTGAGAAAAGTGAAGCATGGGTCTACAAACAAAAAGAAAAATGGGGCTCTGCTAAAGAAAAAGAAGACTGCCGGCCGACGAAGGAAGCTTACGAAAAGCTTTTGGGAGAAAAACAGACCCTCCAAGAAGAAGTAACAGCATTGAAAAAAGAGCTGCAGCAACAAGATCTGGAGCTAGAAAAACTTAAAAAAGAGATTGAACAGCACAAAGATCAGTTGCATAAAGAAATTCAAAACGTTGAGCATCTAAAAGAATACTTTGAAACCGCCATGTCTAGTAAAGAACAAGCTCAAAAAGAAGTCATTACGTTGGAAAATGAGGTCAACAAGTTGAAAGCTAAATTAACCGAATTAGAAGAAGCGAAAAGTCGAATTAACAAAGAATTGTTTGACGCAGAATTCGAGCTGAAAATTTTGAGAAGATATGTTTATTTTCAGCTTCAAAAAGAGATTTCATGAAAAACGGGGGTAATGAGAATATGCCAAAGGTAATCGTTCTCCATAACACGTTGAGAAAAAGTCTTATCGATAGACTGAAAGATAGAGGGATCAGCAGAATTAGTGATGGTAGGTATGTTGATGAGTTATCAACAGAAGAGTTGCGGGAATTGTGGAAAAGAGCGAATATTCGGGCGGTGAGACATAACTTAACTAGTGTAGTTCAGTAATAAGACGTCGAAACAGGAGGTGGAGATTGTGAAAAAAGCCGAAAAACGCGTTTGTATATGTGAAGAATCATCAAATCATGTTTACATCGATACGGTTGAAGGTACGGGTACAGAATTCGAAACCCTTGATGGGTATTACTGCATCCAGTGTAATTCGTTTTGGCGTGAGCCTTAAAAGAAATGGCGAAACTAGGTGATCTGCATGCAATACGATAGACAAATAACCATATCTGCAGCTGGAAGCCGGAAGGCCACTGTGTGGCCAGCGCAAACGTTGTACTGGTCAGAATTGGTTGATCGGCTCAGAACAGCTGTCAGAGGTACAGAAACACTGGCTGAATATCTCAAACTACCTAAACGTGAACAAGATGAGTTGAAAGATGTCGGCGGGTTTGTCGGAGGAAAGCTTGAGGGCAACCGCCGAAAAGCTAACCACGTCATCGGCAGGGACTTGATCACATTGGATATGGATAACATCCCTGCCGGTGGTACAGCTGACGTGTTACGGCGCATTGAAGGGCTTGGATGCGCCTATGCAGTCTACAGCACCCGCAAACATGAGGAAGCAAAACCCCGTTTGCGGGTGATTGTTCCTCTGAACCGAACAGCAACAGCTGATGAATATGAACCGTTAGCGAGAAAACTAGCTTCCATCATCGGTATATCATTCATGGATCCCACAACGTTCCAAGTTCATAGGCTCATGTATTGGCCGTCATGCTGTGCTGATAGTCAATACGTGTTCCAATATGCAGACAGGCCTTTTTTAGACGCCGATGGCCTTTTGGCAACCTATCAGGATTGGCGGAACATTGATGAATGGCCGCAGGTGCCTGGAGACGAAACAAAACACGTCAGACTTGCAGCCAAGCAGGGAAATCCGTTAGAAAAGCCTGGTGTTGTTGGTGCTTTCTGTCGGCAGTACAACATTCACCAAGCGATTGAGAAGTTTTTACCTGGCGTTTATGAGCCAGTTGATACTGACACGAACAGGTACACCTACGTTGCCGGCTCAACTGTCGGCGGGGCAGTTGTGTATGAAGATGGGCTGTTCCTATACTCCCATCACGCAACGGATCCGTGCAGCGGGAGACTGGTCAATGCATTTGACCTGGTCCGTTTGCACAAGTTTGGTGATCTTGACGATGAAGCCAAACCAGATACGCCGGTGAACCGTTTGCCGTCTTTTACGGAAATGTGTGCTTTTGCTTTGAATGATGCGGGAGTTGCGGCAATCATCAACCAAGAACGGTATGAAAAAGCCGTTGAGGATTTTGGGGAGCCTAGCAATACTCCAGCGACGAAAGAAGATTTAAATTGGATATCCAAGTTAAAGATAAGCCCGAATACCGGGCAACCTTTGAAGACAATTGAAAATGCTCTGACAGCTCTTGAAGGAGATCCGAACTTAAAAGGGAGGATCAAAATGGATTCATTTGCCGAAGCCATTATTGGGGTAGCGCCTCTTCCTTGGCCGCCAAGAGACCAAGAAAAAGGCGAATTCCGGTGGACGGATGCCGATGATGCGGGATTAAGAAGTTATCTCGAAAGAATTTTGGGCTTCCGTTCAAAAGACATGATCAATGATGCTTTGGTATTGATTGCTGCCAAAAACCGTTTTAACCCAGTAGTTGAGTATTTGAACAGCCTTAAATGGGACGGTGTTAAGCGTCTAGACACATTGTTTATTGATTACCTTGGAGCTGAGGACACGCCATATGTCCGAGCCGTGACAAGAAAATCTTTTGTTGCTGCCGTTGCCAGAGCCATGCAACCGGGCATTAAATACGACACCATGCCTGTTTTAACGGGGGCGCAAGGCCTCGGAAAAACAACCCTCATTCAAAAAATGGGGAAATCTTGGTTTTCGAACAGTATTGAATCATTTGACGGAAAAGAAGCAGCTGAATTGCTGCAAGGTGTTTGGATCGTCGAAGTAGGCGAAATGAGCGCCTACAACAAAACAGATGTTCAAACGATCAAGGGGTTTTTGAGCCGAACAGAAGACCACTATCGGGCGGCATACGCAAGAAAGGCTGAAAAGCATCCAAGACGGTGTGTCTTTTTTGGGACAAGCAATCGAAGTGACTATTTAAAGGATCCAACAGGTGGAAGACGTTTTTTGCCGATTGATGTGGGTTTGCAAAAACCTACAAAAAGTGTTTTCAAAGACTTAGATGGGGAAGTGGATCAGTTATGGGCTGAGGCTGTGATGTATTGGCGGCTTGGGGAGCCTCTGTTTCTCACGGGAGAACTGGCAGAGGAGGCTAAACGTCAGCAGGAAGGGCACGCTGAACAAGATCCAAGAGAAGGAATGATTCGGGAATTTGTCGAACGTCGAGTACCTGTTGACTGGCAAAAGCGGGATATTGGATCGAGAAAATTATACTGGTCTGCCGAATTCGGAAAAATTGAAACCGAAACCGTTGAACGGGATCGGATTTGTGCTGCAGAAATATGGGTGGAATGTTTTGGGGGTGAAATCCGAAACATGAAAAGGTCAGACACAATGGCCATAAATGACATTTTAGACAAATTAGAGGGATGGGAAAAGGAAAAAAACCCTTTCCGGTACGGACCATATGGAAAAGTTAAAGGGGGATATAGAAGGGTTAAAAAACCATAAAAAGGAAAAACAAAATGTCTACTTTCATCGATTTTTTGTCTACCTTCTATTGATTTTGTCTACCTTCTAAAAAATGGAAATGTCTACCTTGTCTACCTTGAAAAATGTCAAAGTAGACGGGTAAGGTAGACGTTAAATCCCTTGATATATCTGTATTTATTTATATTTGTCTACTTTGTCTACCTTATATAAAAGAAAAATAAAAAATAGATAAAATAGGGGGTATTATACCCGCCTATACGCCTATTTAAATAAATATATAAAGGCGCATAGGTAGAAAGTATACACTACTGTTTCGGAGGTATGAAAAATGCGAGAAAAAGAGATTGAAATATATCTACGGGATGAAGTGAAAAAAGCGGGGGGAAAAGCGTATAAATTTGAATCGCCGGGAAATGATGGGGTGCCAGATAGGATTGTCATTTTTCCAGGCAACAAAATTTATTTTGTTGAGGTGAAAGCGCCAGGGAAAAAGCCACGTCCATTACAAACGAAAAAAATTCGAGAACTACAATCTTTTGGTTGTTGGGTGTTTGTGATCGACAGCAAAGAAAAAGTTAATCAATTCATTCAATGGGTGAGCAAGGTTGGGATGCCGAAATGAAATTTAAGCCGCACACATATCAGAAATACTGTATCAACCGAGTTCTTACCACGCCGGCGCTTGGCTTGTTTCTCGACATGGGATTAGGAAAAACTGTAATAACTCTAACCGCCATCAACGATTTAAAATACAATCGATTCGCGATAAACAAGGTTTTGGTCATTGCACCGAAGAAAGTGGCCGAGAGCACTTGGGTGAGAGAAGCGAAAAAATGGGATCATTTGCAGCTGTTACGTTTTTCTGTTTGTCTTGGATCTGAGAGCAAACGGATTAGAGCATTAAATACGCCAGCAGATATTTACGTTATCAACCGCGAAAACGTTCCTTGGTTGGTGGACTATTACCGGAACGAATGGCCGTTCGATATGGTGGTGATCGATGAATTTAGCAGTTTTAAAAATCACCAGGCAAAGAGGTTCAAAGCGCTGAAAAATGTCCGGCCACACATCAAACGGATCGTCGGGCTGACCGGTACGCCGGCGCCAAACGGATTGTTGGATCTGTGGGCGCAGGTGTTTTTACTGGATGGCGGGGAGCGATTAGGCAAAAGGATCACCCACTTCCGTGAAAGGTATTTTGAGCCGGACCAACGAAACCGAGACCGAGTTTTTACTTACGCCCCAAAGCCTGGGGCAGATCAAGTGATTCAAAATCTAATCGGTGATATATGCGTCAGTATGAAGGCCGAAGATTATCTAGAACTTCCGGACATCATGCATAACACGATACCGGTTGTCTTAGACAGCAGGGCGAGAAAAGCGTACGAGAAACTTGAAAAAGAAATGCTTCTTCAGGTGGATGGGGCAACGATCGACGCAGGATCGGCGGCCGTATTGACGAACAAATTGCTGCAACTATGTAACGGTGCTGTTTACGATGAAGAACGAAGCATCGTAAACATCCACGACTGCAAGATTGAAGCATTTATGGAGTTGATCGAAGGGTTGAACGGGAAACCTGCCTTGGTGTTTTACAATTTTCAACACGACAAAGATCGTTTGATGAAAGCTTTAGCCAAAACAAGTTTGAGAGTAAGAGAGCTAAAGACACCGCAAGACGAAACAGATTGGAATAATCGACAGATTGATATATTACTAGCCCATCCAGCCAGTACAGCATACGGACTAAACCTGCAACAAGGCGGAAATCACATCATTTGGTTCGGACTGACATGGAGCCAGGAACTATATGCACAAGCCAACAAACGTCTTCACCGTCAAGGACAAACCGAAAAAGTAATCATCCATCATTTGGTGGTTGAAGGCGGAGTGGATGAAGATGTAATGGCTGCTTTACAAGAAAAAACTGATACGCAAGAACGTTTGTTGCAAGCGTTGAAAGCAAGAATCGAGAAAGTGCAGGAGGGTGTGAGTGTATGACCGTAACCAAGTTAAAGAAACAGACATTTAAGCATATTGAAGCGGAGTTGTATTATTACCATGAAACGTTGAGGGAGATCGAAAGATTGCGAAAAGAAATATTGTTTGAAAGAGTGGAGCAAGATGAGAATGTCGGTGGCGGGAGAAGTAATCTCCCTTCTTCTCCGACAGAGAGAACAGCTAACAGGTTGTTGACACACAAAAGATTGCAAAGAATGGAAGAGATCACATCAGCCATTGATAAAGTATACCATCAGCTTCCAGATGAGTATAAAAAGTTGGTGAAGCTAAAATATTGGACAAAGCCACAGCGTTTAACTATGGATGGGATTGCGGAGGCGTTAAATGTTGGGAGAGCTACTGTTTTTCGATGGAGGAATGAAATTATTTACGCGATTGCGGAAACGATTGGCTGGAGATAAAAAATGATACTATCATGATACTTTTGAAACCTTTTTTCGTGTTATTATGATAGCGTGAGAAAATAATATAGTTGGATATCTAAAATTATTTTTTATAGCTTTGTTAATCTCTTTTTTACAACCCACAGACAGCACAAAAAAATATGAAAAAGGAGTTGAGAAAACTCCCTTAAAATATCGTACGCATGGCTGTTTGTGGGTTGATGAATTTTGTTTGATAAAATATAGTAATTGAACGGCGCCTATAGTGGCGCTTTTTTATTTGGGGTTGATAGCATGACGACAGAAGAGATTATTCATTTGATCAAAACTGATAATCTTATGAAGTTTTATAAATCGAAGGAATGGCTGCAGCTAAGAGAAGAAGTGCTAGAACGTGATCATTATGAATGTCAGAGCTGCAGACGCAAAGGCAGATATAGACGTGCAAGAAATGTTCATCATATCAAAGAAGTCAAGACACATCCGCATTTGGCATTGGAAATCAATAATCTGGAATCTGTTTGTATTCAATGTCATAACGAAGAACATAAAAGGCTGGACAAATACATCAAACAGAAAAAGTTTGTAAATGAAGAACGGTGGTGACTATGGAACGGTGGAAGCAAATCGATAATCTAAACTATGAAGTATCAACTTATGGAAGGGTTCGTAATCGGAAAACTGGTTACATTCTTAAACCTTATCTACACGATAATAAATACCTTGTAGTTAGTTTAACAACACCTAATGGTAAGAAAAAGAAGTTTAAAGTCCATAGATTAGTTGCCAAAGCTTTTATTCCTAATCCGTTTAATAAACCGCAAATAAATCATCTTGACGGAAACAAATTAAATAATCATGTGTCTAATCTGGAATGGTGTACAAATAAAGAGAACGCAGATCATGCAGTAAGATCAGGGCTTATTAAACGCAGTCTGAATCCAGATGAAGTGATATCGATTTATTATGATTGTTGGGTAGAACAAAAACCAATTTATCAAGTAGCAAAGGAATACAATGTAACAGAAGCAATAGTAAGTTCCATTAAATACAAAAATGCTTACACTGATATTCTTTCAAAAGTAAAATTACAACTTGTTATTGAATCATAACCCCCCCCCATTCAGGGAATCGGCTCTTTTTGGGGGAGTTGTTCAACGGGAGGGGGCAAGTCGGAAAAAATTTTTTACGAAATCTCACGCGAGGGGGAGGGGGTATGATGGCCAAATTAAGCAGGAAAAAACAGGATGAATTGATACAAAAGGAAATAGATCGGTTGAATGCAGTGTTCGATGAGCTGTCGGATCGCGAAAAAGAGGCGGCAAAAGGGCTAATTGAAAGGGTAGCTTTCATGACGATCCAGCTGGAGATTTTGGAAAATGAGATCAAATTGAAAGGCCCAACGTACATTTTTCAAAACGGAAAACAAAAAATGCTCGTCGAGAACCCTGCTCAAAAAAGCTACAATACCATGATGAATCGATATACGACAGCCTATAAAGAACTTTTTAATTTACTCAAAAAAATAGACAACAACAGTGATGAAAATGAGTTCGAAGACGTATAATTATCACCCGTATATCGATGAATACATGCGGATGGTCGAGCAGGGAGAGATCGAGGCGTGTAAAGAACAAAAACAATTAATGAAATTCTTGCGTTGGAAGCTCGATCAGCCAAATGTAGTGATTGACCACGAAGCCATTGAAAAGTCAGTAGAGATTCCAGCGAAATATTTTCCTTTCTGGCTCTACAATTGGCAGAAATTTATTAATGCTTTTATATATGGGGTTCGATATGATGACGGTCGTTTAATGTTTGACCGTTTTTTTATTTTACTTGGGCGCGGAGCTGGAAAAAACGGTTATATCGGATGGAATAGTTTTTATATGCTAACTGGCCATCATGGAATAAAAAACTATGACATCGATATTGCGGCTACATCAGAAGATCAGGCTAAAACGTCTTTCACGGATGTTTATAATGTCCTGGAAGACAATTGGCCGAAAGTGAAGAAGGCGTTTTACAAATCAAAGACACTTATTCAACATCGAGGAACTAGATCAAAGCTGGAATATAACACGTCAAACGCCAGGACAAAAGACGGAAAACGAAGTGGGGCCGTTATTTTTGACGAAGTTCACGAATACGAAAGCTATGACAATATAAAAGTTTTTACTTCCGGTTTAGGGAAAAAACAGGATCCGCGGACATTCTATATTACAACGGATGGATATGTAAGAGGCGGTGTTTTGGATGACCTAAAAGAAGAAGCACGAATGGTTTTAAACAAAGAATTGCCCAATTCAACTCTTTTCCCGTTTATATGTAAGTTGGATGATGAAAAAGAAGTGGACGATGAGTCGAAATGGGAAAAGGCGAATCCTTCATTCCGGTACAATTTACATCTGCAGCGTGAAATGAGAAAAGAATATGAACATGGCAAAATTAATGCGGCTACTCGAATCGAGTTTATGACGAAACGGATGAACTTTCCGATTGACGATACTCGGAAAGAGGTTGCGACATACGAAGAAAGGTTAGCAACCAACCAACCGTTTCCGGAAAATCTGAAAGGTATGGAAGCTATCGGCGCGGTGGACTTTGCTCAAATTAGAGACTTTTGCTCAGTTGGTGTGTTGTTCAAATATAACGGTAAGAGGTATTGGAAACAGCACACCTTTATGCATCACACAGCTCCGAAGCTGCAAGCAATCAATCAGGATATTATCAACTTAGCAATAGAAAAAGGATTGCTAACAGTTGTTTATGACAAATCTATTAGCGCGCAGCATGTCGTGAATTGGTTTGTAGAGATGGGCAAAACATTCTATATCAAAAAAGTGGCAATGGACTTGTTTAGATCATCCATTTTGAAAGAGGATTTAGAGAACGCAGGTTTCGAAGTGGAAATTGTGAGAAGAGGACCTGCTACACACTCTATGCTATCTCCTCTCGTTGAAGAAATGTTTGTCAAACGTACTATCGTATTTGGTGATGATCCACTGATGCGTTGGTATGTTGGAAATGTCTACAAAGAGGAAAAGTCAAACGGGAACATTGAATATAAGAAGATCGATAAAGAGAAGCGGAAAACAGATGGATTTTTCGCTTTTTTACATGCGTTAAATTTTGATTCGGAATTAAAAGAATCGATTCCGATAACGGAAGAAAACATTAGTAAGATCTTCAAATCATTTAGCACCTGAAAGGTGGTGAGATAGTGGGTTTTTTAGACTGGATCAGCGGCCTATTTGGTTCAAAAAATTCGATCACGTTAACTGAATTTCAAAGGCTGGCAACAAGTGCGTATTACAAACGACTGGCGATTGAAACGTGCATTGATTTGATCGCGAACACGTTAACCAGGTGTGAGTTTCAAACATTCGAGAGAGGAAAAGAAATACGTGGGGAAAATTATTTTTTGCTTAACGTGCAGCCGAATCAAAATCAAAATTCATCAGAGTTTATACACAGTTTGGTTAATCGGTTGATCATGCAAAATGAATGCTTAGTGATTATGCAGAATGATCAACTTTATATTGCTGATGGATGGGTAAAAAATGAATTTGCATTGAAAGAAAATTATTATACACAGGTCCAGATAGGCGATTTGACTTTTCAAAAAGTCTTTCGTGAATCGGAAGTCTTATATTTCAAGTTGAATGATCGAAACATCATGGAGGTAATCAACGGACTGTATGAAGATTATGGGAAATTGATTTCTTCTGCAATTGGATACTATAAGAGAAAAAATAATAAACGAATTTTGATCAAGGGCGATTTCTTACGTCCGCAAGATGAGGAAACACAAAAGCTGATTGACCAAATGTTTGAAAAACAATTGACCGACTGGTTCAATGCGGACAAGCCTGGTGTTGGGTTTCAGCTCCAAAAGGGATATGAACTCGAGGATATGAGTGACAGCAAAAGCGGCGTGGCACAGAATAGTACAAGCCGTGATATTGCTGAGCTGATTAACGACGTCATTAACTATGTGGCCATGGCTTTTCACGTCCCTCGAGGACTATTGAAAGGAGATATTGCAGATGTAGAAAAGCACATGGATGCTTTTCTTTTGTTTTGTATCAAGCCAATCGCCGAACTTATCCAGGATGAATTTAATCGAAAGATGTATACCAAGCAGGAGTTTTTGGATCGAACGTATTTAAAGGTGGATACGAACAACTTGAAGATAGTCGATATTACGCAGTTGGCTACAGCTGCAGATAAGTTGTTTGCGATCGGTGGTTTGTCGATTAACGACATTTTAGAGATGCTTGGGAAAGAGCCGATTGACGAAGAATGGGCGAACAAACGATATGTAACCAAGAACTATCAAGAAGCCTCGAAAGGAGGTGAAGGGGATGGCAAAGAAAATGGAGCTGCCTAAAATCAATAGACGTTTTGAAGTGTTTAATAAAGCAGAAAACGATGAAGCTGATCTTTATATGTATGGAACGATAGGAGATGGTTGGTTCTCTGATATTTCCGCAAATGACGTTAGACAAAAATTAAATAGCATTACTGCAAAAACAATTAATATTCACATCAACAGTCCAGGCGGTGATGTTTTTGAATCAATTGCTATTCATAATCTACTAAAAAATCATAAGGCTTCTATCAATGTTTATATTGATGGTCTAGCGGCTTCAGGAGCATCTGTTATTGCGATGGCAGCCGACAAAATCAATATGCCGAAAAATACCATGATGATGATTCATCGTGCTTGGACATTTGCATATGGCAATGCTGCAGAATTGAGAAAAATTGCGAATGACTTAGAAAAAATTGATGTGGCTGTAACAGAAAGCTATACCTCCCGTTTTGTAGGAGAGCGCGCGGAATTGGAAAGGTTGCTTGATGAAGAAACATGGCTAACTGCTGAAGAATGTAAAGCGTTAGGTTTTTGTGATGAGGTAGTGGATGAAATTGAGCTTTCTGATGAAGAAGATGAGCAAGAAGAAACATCTGCAAAAGAGGAAATTCTAAACAAATATATCGCTGCATCTCTTGATGGGAAAGTGGTGGCAAAAACAGTTACGGAAACGGTTGAAAACAATCACAAACCAAAAGAAGAACAAGAAAAGCAAATGAATAATAATGCAAATCTAATCTATCAATTTTTAAACTCTTTTACACGGTCAGATACCTGACGGTGTTTTTTATTGCAAAAAAACTTTAGGAGGTAATGAAATTGGCAATCAAAAATTTAGATCGAGAACTGAAAAACGAAGCACAAATGAAGGAAGAACTTTTGAAGGCTATGAACAGTGGTGATGAAAAAGAATTGGCGGAAGCTCTTACGAAGTTCGCTAATTCGATTCAGGAAAACATCATTGCAGAAGCGAAAAAGGCGGTAAATGAGGATTTAACTGATCAGCAAGCTATGGCTGCCAGAGGACTTAAACCGTTAACGAAAGAAGAAATGGCCTATTACAATGAGGTTATCCAAGGACAAGGTTTTGATGGTGTAGAAAAACTTGTTCCACCTACTGTTATTGACCGTGTTTTTGAAGATTTGGTTCGTGACCACGAATTATTACAGAATATTGAATTTGTGAACACGACAGGGATCACGGAATGGATTTTGAAAAAAGGCGACATTCCAACAGCTTGGTGGGGCAAGCTGACTGCCGAAATTAAAGAAATTTTGGATGAAGGTTTTGAAAAAATCAGTACAGAATTATTCAAGCTTTCTGCATTTCTACCAGTTGCAAAAGCAATGCTTGATTTGGGCCCTGTATGGCTAGATCGTTATGTACGCACTGTTTTAACTGAAGCTATGGCAATTGGGTTGGAAGATGCGACTATTCGCGGAACTGGAAAAGAACAACCGATTGGGATGATGAGAGATTTAGAGGGTGCAGTAGTTAACGGTGAATATCCAGAAAAAGAGGCGGTCGCTATCACTGACTTATCACCAAAAACACTTGGAAAAGAAGTGATGGCCCCACTTACGAAAAACGGAAAACGAAAAGTCAGCCAAGTGTTGTTTGTAGTCAACCCGTTAGACTATTGGGAAAAAATCTTTCCTGAAACTACGATTCTCACTCAAAACGGCACTTATGTTTACGGAGTGCTGCCTATCCCTGCAAAAGTGATTCAATCAGTCTCTGTTCCACAAGGTAGACTTATTGCAGGGCTCGGAAAAGACTATTTCTTGGGTGTGGGCTCTTCTCGAAAAATCGAATACAGTGATGAAGTGCGAATCATTGAGGATGAACGCGTATACGTTACAAAGCAATACGCGAATGGCCGTCCGAAAGACAATGACAGCTTCTTAGTCTTTGACATTACTAATCTAGGTACAGAAACACCGACTCCATAATGACAAGGAGTGAAGCGGCATGAAATATCCTGTTTTAAATGATTTTATTGAAAAATATCACAATGGCGCGTTGTATAAAAAGGGCGATTTGTACCCAAAGGAAGGATTTGAAGCGGATCCGGAAAGGGTGAAATATCTTCAAAGCGAGAAAAACAGATACAAAATTCCTTTTCTGGGTCATGATGTAGAAGAAAAACAAGTAGAAGGGCCTACTGATGAAAAGAAAACCAGCAAAACTCGGAAGAAAACACCTGCTAAGAAGTAGGTGATTTTTTATGGAAGAACAAACATTACAGAAACTTCTTTCTGATTTGAAAGAGCGATTGCGGATCACGTGGAATGAAGAGGACGAGTATTTAAAAAAGTTAATCCAGCGATCAGAGGCGTATTTGTCTGAACTGACAAATGCGTCTTTTGATTTTTCAAAAGAAGAATGGCCAAAAGAAATTCTTCTGGAACGCTGCAGATATGTATATAACAATGCAACCGATGAATTTGAAATAAACTTTCACCATGAATTATCCAGGCTTATTTTATCTGTCGCCATTGGGAAAGTAGGTGTCATCCGTGGCAGTGAAACCATATCGGGAGACGTTCAATGATGGGTTCCTTTCATATGGTCACAAACAAACCCAACGGACCCAAAATGGCAAACGTATCGGAGATGTTTTCATAGAGAAAGGGAAATTGGCGTTTCAAGAAATGTCTTGTCGAGACCAGGATTACCAAATGACCGGCATTATGGGAGCTAGTTTAGATCGAAAGGTCAAGACTTTATACCCACCCTCTTTTCGGTCGATCAACAAAAATAAATTAAAAGTTGTAATCAACAACATTGAATATGATGTCATCACGGTTGATTCTGACAGGATGTATCTTTATTTCTACCTACAGGAAGTAGGAAAGTAGGTGTGATCAATGAATGAAAAAACGAAAAGGTTTATGCGTGAGCAAATTGATGAATTAGTCAGCGGTTTAAAAAATCATTTTGGTCTACCAGTTTATGAGGATGAAATTGCTGAAGACGAGGAAGAAACACTTTCAGAATATAACTGTTTTGTATTCGAAACTGGTGAATTTCGTACAACTACCAATACTAGAAATGTCACACAAGATATTTACGTTTACTATTATTCCGAGAATCGGGATGATGTCGATGAACAAACAATTGATATCATTTCTATCGTTTCATCAATTAAGGGAATAAATTTTGTCAACACGGTGAAAGAACGTCTTCAAGAGAAGGATACAGATCGCTATGTAGATCGAGTCACACTGGTATTTAGGCGGGTGATTCCGATTGGCTGTTAAATTCGAATTAGACTATACGGCGATAGAGCGTTTAGAAATGAAAATGGCAAAGCTTCCAGAAAAGATGGAAGATGCTGTGAATGATGTTTTGCATGTTGATGGTGTCAGAATCGCAACAGAAGAAATTACGAGACTTCTTCCCGTTTCAAAACAAAACGGGAAGATAAGAAATAAGCGGCATGCTAAACACAGCAACTGGAGTAGAAGCGAAAAAATTAATCTTGGGTTTGTTATTAAGACGAGAGGCGGAGCCGCGAACAAAAAAGGTAGCTTTGGCTATTTGGTGTTTCCGAATGAAGGGCGAGGCGCTCACAACCCTGTTGAACAACGTTTCATGGAAAGAGGGTTGAAAGCTGCAACGCCCAAAATTTTATCAAAGCTTCACGAAAGAGTAGACAAAATTTTAAAGGAGGAATTGTAATGCCTACTGTTGTACAGGAATTTGATGCTGTATCAATCAAAAATGCAAGTGTTCAATTCATTGATGGTGGTACGCAACAACCAGGAACAAAATTCGGCTGCATGGGTTCTATTGAAGGTGAAACAGAAGGAATTGAAATCGTGAAAATGTGTGAAGGTGTTGAAGCTAAAAGGAAATTTAAACCAAACAAGATGAATTTAACTGTTAACGCACATATTCCAGTTCAGGTTGCACGTGACTTTTTTGGGCTGAGAACAGAAGGGCTTAAACCAGGAATTTGGGCATATGGCGAACTTTCAAAAGGAAAACAGTTTGTTCTGACAGCTGATGTGATCGACGAATTCGAAGATGTTGTGAAACTGATTGCTTTCCCTAATTGCACAAATTCAACTGGATTTAAAATTTCTATTGAAAACGGTGCTGATGAAGTAGCTATGCTTGAAATGGAATTTACGGCATTGAAGGATAGCTTGGGAAATCTATATTACGAAGCGTTTGTTGATGAGTTAGAAGATCAAACAGTTGCTCAACAATGGCATACACAATTTACGCCGGACTTAATCAAAGCAGTCCCAACACCTTAATTTAAGCTCCTATTTTAGGGGCTTTTTTGTTTTTTTAATTAAGAAAAGCGAGGGGAAGAGAATGAAAGTAAGAAAAGTAACGCTGAAAGATGTTGAGGTTCGCGAAGTAAATGGCGAGTTTGAAAAAGTGTTTGTCAACGAAAAGACATATCCCGTTTTTCTCACAAATTACGCTTTGAAAAAGGGGAAAGAGCTAGGACTCATTGAAAGCTCCCTATTCAGCAGTCTTTTGAAAATGAAAGGTTTGGAAGACTTAACTGATATGGAAAACGATGGTTTCAAAAACATCGATCCTGATCTTTTTGATCAGATTGACGAAACCAAAATGCAGCAGGTCATATATCTGGCGTTTATTGGGGCTAACAAAAACACCGATCTAACTTTTGATGAGTTTTTGGAAAAATATCATGATCCAGTAGACGAAACGATGGAACTATATATGAATCTCATTTTTGACCTGGTGGCATCTGATCCGAACCAGTTCGCAAAGGGTTTGCAACAAAGCACGAGCAAAAGTAGGAAAAACGGAAAAAAGTCAAATCACCGACGCTAAAAATTGAATGTGTCGAGGATTTGTACGTTTTGTATTGTCTTGGAGCAGGAATTGACCCGGAAACTTTTTGGCATGAGCCGATTGCATCGGTCGAGCGAATATATCAAGGGGCATTGGCGTTTGAAGGATGGCGCAATAATCCAAAAGAAGGGTAGGTGAGAAAGCATGGCAAGAGATTCAGAAGCGAAAGTTACGTTTAAGGTCTTTAATCAGGAATTCAATAAAGCAATTCAAGAGATGAAAAACGAGAGTGCCAAACTCCGCAAAGAATTCCAGCTTCAGGAGGAACAGTTAAAACAAAATGGCACTGAAACAGACCGTCTTGCAGCTAAGCTGGATTATTTGAAGAGAGCTCAAGAAATCGCTAAGCAGCAAGTGCTTGCTACCCAGCAACAACTTGAAAAAGCGAAAGCGACATTTGGCGAAAATTCGGTTGAAGCGGAAAAGTTGGCCAAACAGTTACTGAATGCGCAAATCGCTGAACAAAAATTAGCAAATCAGGTCAATGCAACTGAAAAAGAGCTTTCTCGCCTATCTCAGCAAACTAGTTTGACAGCGCAAGAACTCAATAAGTTAAAGCAAGAAGAACAACAACTTTCTGCACAATTGTCCAAAACTGCTGCAGAATTTGATTTGCAAAAGGCAAAGTTAGGCGCTAATGCTAGCGAAACAGATAAGTTGAAATTAAAACTGTCCCAGTTAAAAACTGAACACCAACTAGCCGGAAAACAAGTTCAAAATTTAGAAAGACAATTGGAATTAGCAAAACAAGCATATGGTCAAAACTCTGCTGAAGTACAGCAGCTTGAAGTTAAACTTTTGAAGCTAAAAACGGCAGAACAAAAACTGGCGAATGAAATTTCCCAAACAAAAGCAGCCCTCAGCCAGCAAACAGCCGAAATGCAAAAATCTGCTTCAAAAGTTGATCAAGTAGCAAAGTCTTTTGAAAATGCCGGCAATAAAATGAGCAGCGCAGGGCAGACTTTATCTTCTAGTGTGACGCCTGCAATGGCCGGGATTGGCGCAATAGCCGTAAAATCTGCTACGGATATTGACGGTGCGGCGCGTCAATTGATCGCTTCTCTTGGGGCAACTGGAGACGAAGCAAAACAGCTTAAAGAAGACCTGTTAGCTGTTTGGGAAAGTGGATATGCAGAAAGCGCCGATGAAGCGGCGAGAGCTATGGGCCGCGTCAAACAAAATATGCGTGATATCGGCTCCGGGCGAGAACTACAAGAAGCTACAAAAAATGCGCTTAATTTAGCAAAAGTATTCGAGGCAGATGTCAATGAGGTTACTCGTGGCGCTAATCAATTAATGATCAATTTTGGGATGAGCGCGGATGAAGCGTTTGGTTTGCTGGCAAAAGGCGCACAAAACGGTCTGAACTTCTCTAACGAGTTATTTGACAATGTATCAGAATATGCTCCGCTGTTCAAACAAATGGGATTCAGTGCTGAGGAGTATTTTAACATCCTAATAAACGGTACTAAAAATGGCGCATATAACCTTGATTACGTCAATGACGTAATGAAAGAATTTCAGATCCGTATCAAAGACGGATCCAAGACGACAGCTGAGGCTATGGCTCAAATGAGCTCCAAAACTCAGCAGGTGTGGAATGATTTCTTGGCTGGAAAAGCGACTGTTGCCGATGTGTTCAATGTGGTCATTCCAGAACTTGAAAAGATGGATGACCAGGTAAAAGCTAACCAAATCGGTGTATCCCTTTTTGGAACAAAATGGGAAGATCTTGAAGCGGATGTTATGTATTCGCTGGATAACCAAACAAATGCTTTGAAGGGATATCAAAACGCTATTTCGGAGCTCGGAGACACAATGGAACAGTCGCTTAGTCAGAAGGCGCAGGCGACAATCCGAAAATTACTATCAGCTCTAGCTCCGTTCGGATCACGTGTGCTAGACATACTTAACGGCGCTATCCCTTACGTGGAAAGATTTGTTGAGAAATTCAACGGCATGCATCCTGTCATTCAAAATCTGATTGTTATTTTCGGATTACTCCTGGGGGCTTTAGGTCCAATTCTTGCAATGTTTGGGCAAATTGGGATAGGTATAGCTGTACTGATGAAAAGATTTCAGATTTTCTCAGTCAGTTCAACAAAAGCCACTGCGTCAACAAATACCTATGCTGCATCTTTGTCCAGACTTGGGGCCACAGCAACTGCAGCAAATGCACGTGTTGGGATGCTTGGAAAAACATTCGGATTGCTTGCAGGCCCATTCAGATTACTTGGTACGTTGTTTATGATGTTCTTACCGCATCTCATCATGTTTATTGCACAAAATGAAGAAGCGAGAAAGGTCATCTCTAATGCTTGGAATTCTATTGTTCAAGCTATTCAGCCTATTTTGATTCAGCTCATGAACGCTTTTCAAAAGATGAAACCGGTTTTTGAAAACATTGGCACATCATTGGGAACAGTATTTGCAGCATTAGTGAAGACTGTGACAGGCCTATTAAGTTCATTGGGCCCAACTTTATCAAGCTTGGTATCTAGTTTAGGTGCTGTCTTTTCGTCTATCGTCCAGGCTGGAGGAGGCTTGCTAACATCCTTAACGCCTGTTTTCCAGGGCATTTTATCGTTGGTTGGCAATGTTTTGGTAGCATTGCAACCGGTTTTTGATGAATTTGCAATGATGTTTGCGGAATTAGCTCCGCAATTCCAACAAACAGGGGCTGTTTTGGCACAAAGCTTTCAGCAATTACAGCCGGCGTTACTGCAGCTCGGACAAGCTCTAGCTGAATTGGGATTAGCGCTCGGTCAAGTGTTTGGTCAATTGGCACAAAGTGTTTTGCAAATCATTTCAGCGTTGCTGCCGCAATTGGTCAATACTTTTGCATCTATATTGCCGGTTATCTTGCAAATTGCTATGTCCGTGTTACCGGTCATTACGCAGCTAATTCAAGCGATCATTCCGATCGTTCTGCAAATTGTGACTAGCGTATTGCCGGTGCTTTTGCAAGCTGTTCAAGCTGTATTTCCGATCATTTTGCAAATCATTCAGATGGTTATACCGATTGTTTTGCAACTATTGCTGTCGATTATTCCGATCGTTTTGCAGATCGCTAAAACGATCATCCCATTGATTTTACAAGCTGTTCAGATGGTCTTTCCGATGATCTTACAGATCATACAAGCTGTTATTCCGATCGTCATAACTGTCTTAAAATTGGCAGCAACTATTATCAGAACAGTCTTAGTTCCGGCTATTCAATTCATTTTGCAAATTGTTCAAATTGTTTTTCCAGCTATTTTGAAAGTCATACAAAACGTTATAAAAATCATCACGAATGTCATTAAGCTGTTTACTTCCGTACTGAAAGGCGATTGGAAAGGCGCTTGGGATGCGATCAAAAACATCACGTCTAGCGTTTGGAACATAATCAAAACAGTTATATCAGCAGCGATTAACGTTGTTAAAACGGTTATTCGAACAGCTTGGAATACTATCAAATCAATCACCTCTTCCGTTTGGAACGGTATAAAATCGATAATTTCGAGCATCTGGAATGGCATTCGATCAACTATTTCTAATGTCGTTAACGGAGTTCGTTCTACGATTTCAAATGTTTTCAACAGCATTAAGTCAACGGCAACAAGGGTTTGGAATAACATAAAAAGAGCGATGACAAGCCCGGTTGAATCAGCAAAAAATACGATCAAAACGGCAGTAGATAAAATCAAAGGCTTTTTCAGCGGATTGAAACTAAAAATACCGAAAATCCAGCTACCGAAATTGCCGAAATTTAGCATACAAGGGAAGTTTAGTTTAACTCCGCCGCAAGTTCCGAAGTTGAAAGTAAGCTGGAATGCAGAAGGTGGTATCTTCAAGAAGCCAACTATTTTCAATACAGCTAATGCGGGGTTACAAGGAGTTGGTGAAGCTGGGGCAGAAGCGATTCTACCATTAACAGATTCAGTTTTAGGTAAGATTGGAGCTATGATTGCAAAAACAATGGATTATCAAAACAATTTAAGTCAAGCTTTGGCTAATAGTGCAAGTTTAAGAGAAATGATTAATATCAACATTGAATCGTCTGATGTTTACTTAGATGGACAAAAAGTAGGTAGTGTAATTTGGAGACCGGTAAAAGAAAACATCGATTTCTTTACCGGCAGAGAAGCTAGATTTAGGGGGAGTAGATGATGAAAAGCAGATTAAATTTCATTGTTAAAAGAGATGGAAAAATATTCGATATGCACGAACTAGGCATATGGGTATCATCTTTCCATATCTATTCTCCCAACCCTACCAGGAACAAATTAGTTGTTCCTGGTAGACCAGGAGCTTATCTTGTTGGTACGCAGGAAGAAGAAAGGCATGTTCGTATTGCTCTTCAAATCGAGACTGATGATTTGCAAGAATTTGATGAAATGAAACACAAAATTTTTGAATTGTTTTATAGTGAAGAACCTTTTTCAATCATTCGAGATATTGCACCAGATAAAGAAATTTTTGTCCTGCAAGAAGGAGAATATGATATTGAAAACTTGAGCGATTCAGACGGTGAATTTGAAATCACGCTCACTATGCTGGATCCGTATCTGTACGGGCCCGAAAAAGAAGCGATTTTTCCGTCTGACGTTGTTTCGTTGAATTATAACGGAACAGCGCCAGGAGATCCGGTTTTTGAGCTGGAAGCAACACAACCGGTCACTTTTGCGATGATTCAAAATCAAAACGAAGAGTACATGATGATCGGGAAGCCTGCGGATGCGGAACAAACAACCGTCAACACACGAACGCTTATTTTAGATGAGAGGGGAGAAACGCTAAATACTTGGTCAAAAACCCCAACGCAAATTGACGCAGTAGACGCAGTAGTCACAGGGTCATTTGGCACTGATGGTGTCGGAATTACTGTCGCCAGCTATGGAACAGGCGAGCGTTGGCACGGTCCGGCACTAATTAAAGAAGTGCCTGTTACGCAAGATTTTGAGGTAGAAATGCTCTGCGAGGCTCAAACAAACCGCGTTAACGAGACGTTTCGTATTGAATTTTATTTGTTTGACGAATCGATGAATGTAATAGGAAAAATGAATATTTGGGATAACAGTCCTAGCTTTTATCGAATTGCAGCCGAGGGTCGGTATGGTCCATACGTTGGAGATAACGTTCATTATATGATTAGCGGAAAAAACTATCAATTTAACAATTGGGATTATTACCGTGGAGTTGTTCGGATGCGGCGAGAAGGGAATACATTCGAATTTTATACCGCGAGAATAAACGATAAGGGGACACACTATCAAACTTTGAAAGTTCCTTACGTTGATTCGGCCGGAACGTATTCGGGGCGCCTAAAATACGTTCAAATCCATATTGGTACGTTCGGTTCATATGGTTACCCCGGTCAAGTGGGAGGTTCGGAATTTTTTGCGCGAATTAATCGTATTCGCGTATACGCTTTACAAAAAGCAACGGTCGATCAGACGCCTTACATCGCTCAACCGGGTGATATTATTACGTTTGATCATATAGAAAAAAAAATACTAATAAACGGCGAGGCTCGAAACGATCTAAAGGATTTTGGTGCTCGATATTTCAAGCTCCAAAAAGGTCAAAACAAATTTGTTGTCATGCCGTCAAACTCGCTCGCTGTTAGAATTAGATTTCGAGAACGTTTCTTATAGGGGGTGATATTTTGATACACATTACCGATTCGCAAACAGACAGGATTCTTGATGTTATAGACGAAGATGAATTTTGGGAAGACAAGCATTACAAGTCTTTGAAAGATACCCTTGAAACGTTCGATTTTGTAACGTTTGCGAATAAACGGTATTCCGAACACCTCTCGAAACGAAATCGTATTGTCATTCCTGATGAAGATGGCAAATATATTGAATTTGTGATTGAAAACACGCAGGAATTCCGTGATTCGAACGGTGGTTTGTTTGTCAAAGTCTACACAAGTGCAACGTATATCACGCTTACAAAGGCGAAAGTCATCAAACCTCAAATATTGTCAAATCAAACCGTTTCAACTGCCGTCAGCCACGCGATTGGTGGTACGGAATGGGAAGCCGGCACAATAGCGAATGTTGGGACGAGAACATTTGTTATAGAAGAACACACGAACCCGTATTTGTTTTTGAAACGTATTGCAAGCGAATTAGATCTTGAACTGCATTTTCGGGTTGAAACGGATGGAAACAGGGTTACTAGAAGATATGTTGATCTCGTTGAACGTGTCGGCATGTGGCGTGGGCGTGAGGTTGAATTCGGCAAAGACTTGATCGGGATTGAACGAAAAGAAGATTTCTCGAACATTGTTACTGCATTGATCGGACTTGGCCCGGAACGTGAGGACGGAACAAGATTAGAAGTTTTTGTCGAGGACAAAGACGCACTTGCACGTTGGGGTCGAAACGGAC